GGCCGCCGCCAAGGTCGCCGTCAAGTCGATCGGCAGCTGATCTACTACACCAGATGAAAGGAGGTTGGCGATGAGCGAGCTTTCCAACACGGCCACGCCGTACTACTACGGCCTATTCCGTGACGCCGTCCTCAGAGGAGACATTCCGGTCTGCCGGGAGATCTCCATGGAGATGAACCGCATCGATGCGCTCATCGCCAACCCCCACATCTACTACGACCCGGCTCCGCTCGAGGGATTCATCCTATATTGCGAGAACGAGCTGACTCTGACCGACGGTAGCGACCTGCACCTGCTCCCCAGCTTCAAACTCTGGGCTGAGCAGATCCTCTGCTGGTACTACTTCGTCGAACGTCAGGTCTACGAGCCGAGTCCCGACAACCACGGCGGTCGCTACGTCACCAAGACGGTCAAGAAGCGACTGACCAACAAGCAGTATCTCATCGTTGCTCGTGGCGCGGCCAAGTCGCTCTACGAGTCGTGCCTCCAGAGCTACTTCCTCAATGTCGACACCTCGACGACGCATCAGATTACGACTGCGCCGACGATGAAGCAGGCAGAGGAGGTCATGTCCCCGATCAGGACGGCGATCACGCGCGCTCGTGGTCCTCTCTTCAAGTTCCTGACCGAAGGATCGCTCCAGAACACGACCGGCTCTCGGGCGCTTCGCCAGAAGCTGGTGCCAACGAAGAAGGGTGTGGAGAACTTCCTCACTGGGTCCCTCCTCGAGATCCGCCCCATGTCCATCAACAAGCTTCAGGGTCTCCGGACCAAGATGGCGACGGTGGACGAGTGGCTCTCTGGTGATCTGCGTGAGGATGTCATCGGTGCTATCGAGCAGGGTGCGTCGAAGATCGACGACTACCTGATCGTTTCCGTCTCTTCGGAGGGAACGGTCCGAGCCGGCGCTGGTGACACGATCAAGATGGAGCTCATGTCCATCCTGAAGGGCGAGTACTCCGCGCCCCACGTCTCGATCTGGCATTACAAGCTCGACGAGATCGATGAGGTTGCCGACCCCGCAATGTGGGTCAAGGCGCAGCCCAACCTCGGCAAGACGGTGACCTACGAGACGTACCACCTCGAGGTCGAACGCGCTGAGAAGGCGCCTGCCGCTCGAAACGACATCCTCGCGAAGCGTTTCGGGATCCCCATGGAGGGATACACGTACTACTTCACCTACGAGGAGACCATCCCTCACCGCCCTCAGAAATTCTGGCAGCTGCCCTGTGCAATGGGTGCTGACCTCTCCCAGGGCGATGACTTCTGTGCCTTTACGTTCATGTTCCCGCTGAGGAACGACCGTTTCGGCATCAAGACGCGCAGCTATATCACTGAGCTCACCCTCATGAAGCTGCCTGGGGCTCTCCGGCAGAAGTACGACGAGTTCCTCAAGGAAGACAGTCTTCGTGTCATGGACGGTACGGTCCTGGACATGATGCAGGTGTACGACGATTTGGATCGCTTCATTCTCGAGAACGAGTACGACGTCCGAGCGTTCGGGTATGACCCGTACAACGCCAAGGAATTCGTGGAGCGATGGACCGCCGAGAATGGCGGGTTTGGGGTCGAAAAGGTGATCCAGGGAGCGAAGTCTGAGTCCGTTCCTCTGGGCGAGCTGAAGATCCTGGCTGAGCACCGGAAGCTGCTATTTGATCAGGAGTTGATGTCCTTCACGATGGGTAACGCCATCACCCTGGAGGACACCAACGGCAACCGGAAGCTGTATAAGAAGCGCCAGGACGAGAAGATCGACAACGTCGCGGCCATGATGGACGCATACATCGCCTACAAGGCAAACAAGGAGATGTTCGAATGACCGCACTCAACGAAGGAAAGGAGGTGAGTAATGGGTAGGCTTAGCCAGACCGTCGAGCGCATCGCGCATGCATGGAATGCCTTCAATGACTCCGAGCAGTCGCAGAATCCTCTGTCGACACTCGGTGGCTTCGGCGGATCTTCGTCCTTTGGAGCTCGTCCAGACCGTGTTCGAACTCGGTTCTCAAACGAGCGCTCCATCATCACGTCGATCTACACGAAGGTGAGCGTCGACTTCTCCGGCGTCCTCATCCGACACGTTCGGCTGGACGAAAACGATCAGTACAAGGAGACGATCAAGTCCGGACTGCATGAGTGCTTGACGGTCGGAGCCAACATCGACCAAGCCGGTCGAATGTTCCGACAGGACATAGTGACGAAGCTCTTCGACAAGGGCGTCGTCGCGGTTGTTCCTGTCGAGACATCGCTGAACCCAAACCAGACCGGCGGCTATGACATCCTCGACCTGCGGGTTGGTGAGATCGTCGACTGGCGTCCACGTCACGTCAAGGTGGACCTCTACAACGACAAGACGGGCAAGCACGTCCAGATCTGGCTCGAGAAGCGAATCGTCGCGATCATTGAGAACCCTCTCTACGCGATCATGAACGAGCGCAACTCGACCCTTCAGCGACTCATCCGGAAGCTCAACCTTCTTGATGTTGTCGAAGAGCAGGCGAGCTCAGGAAAGTTGGACCTCATCGTCCAGCTCCCTTACGTCATCAAGAACCAGACTCGGCGGAACGAAGCCGAGAAGCGTCGTAAGGACATCGAGTTTCAGCTGAAGGGCAGCCAGTACGGCATCGCCTACACGGATGGAACCGAGAAGATCACCCAGCTGAACCGACCGGCTGAGAACAACCTCCTCAAGACCGTCGAGTACCTCACCGACATGCTTTACGGTGAGCTCGGCCTGACCGTGGAGATCATGAACGGCACGGCGGATGAAGCCGCCATGCTGAACTACTACAGCCGGACCATCGAACCCCTTCTCGACGCTGTCGTGGAGGAGTTCCGGAGGAAGTTCCTGACCAAGACGGCAAGGACGCAGAACCAGACGATCGATTACTTCCGTAATCCGTTCAAGCGGGTGCCTCTGGAGAAGCTGGGCGAGATCAGTAACCAGCTCAGTCGGAACGAGATCGCTTCGGCGAACGAACTCCGACCGTTCTTCGGTTTCAAGCCATCGACAGATCCGAAGGCTGACAAGCTCAACAACAGCAACATCAACACCAACCCGCCGGGTCCGTCGGAGCCGGTATCTTCAGGAGATCAACGCAAACAGGAAGGAGACCCTCAAAATGGGAGCTGAGCACGCTGACTTCAGCGGGTACGCAACCAAGGTGGGACTCAAGTGCTCCGACGGTCGAACGATCATGAGGGGTGCGTTCGCGCACCAGGACAAGAAGACCGTCCCCCTCGTCTGGCAGCACTCCCACGACGACCCCAAGAACGTTCTGGGTCACGCGGTTCTCGAGGAGCGTGAGGACGGTGTGTACGCACACGCCTACTTCAACGACACCCCCGAGGCCAAGCACGCCAAGGCGCTGGTCGAGCACGGAGACGTCGTCTCGCTCTCGATCTACGCGAACGGGCTGAAGGAGAAGTCCAAGCAGGTCTTCCACGGCGTCATCCGTGAGCTGAGCCTGGTCCTGAGCGGTGCCAATCCCGGCGCTCTCATCGACCAGGTCCGTATCGCTCACTCGGACGACTTCATCGAGACCCTGGACGACGAGGCCATCATCTACACCGGCCTCGAGCTCCAGCACGACGACCTCCAGACGGACGACGAGACCGTCGAGCACGCGGACACGGCTTCGGCCGATGCCGAGACGGAGGAGCCCCTCGGGGACATCCTCGACTCCATGAGCGAGAAGCAGAAGCACGCGATGAACTACGTGCTCGAGAAGGCGCTCGAGGAGCAGGCCAAGCAGCTCGGCGACGGTAAGGACACCGCCGCTCAGCACTCCGCCGACACCGAGTCCGAGGACGCCCGGTCCGACGACAGCAACACCGACGAGGGCGACCTCACCCACCAGGAAGGAACCACCAGCATGACGAAGAACCTCTTCGACCAGGCCGCAGCCGGCGGGGGCGACACCAAGACCCTGTCGCACAGCGACTTCGCCGACATCATGGCTGACGCCAAGAAGCGCGGCAGCTTCAAGGAGGCCCTCAACGAGGCCCTCCAGCACGGCAACCTGAAGGAGGAGTACCTCGCCCACGCGACGAACGCGGCCGGCCAGACGGTCGACTACGGCATCGCGGACATCGAGTTCCTCTTCCCCGAGGCCAAGCTGGACTCGGCCGGCCTCCAGATCTACTCCCGTCGTCAGGAGTGGGTCAAGGACGTCCTCGACAACGTGAAGAAGCTGCCGTTCGCCAAGGTGCGGACGCTCGTGGCCGACATCACCGCCGACGAGGCGCGTGCCAAGGGCTACATGAAGGGCAACAAGAAGAAGGAGGAGGTCATCAAGCTGCTCCGTCGGAGCACCGGCCCCGCCACCATCTACAAGAAGCAGAAGCTGGACCGTGACGACGTCCTCGACATCGGCAACGACATCGACATCGTCGCCTGGCTCAAGGTCGAGATCCGTCTCATGCTCGAGGAGGAGCTCGCTCGCGCGATCCTCGTCGGCGACGGCCGCTCGGACCTGAGCGAAGACCGGATCAAGGACCCCGAGGGTGCGCTCTCCGGCGACGGCATCCGCTCGATCCTCCACGACGACCCCTTCTACGCGATCCCGGCGCCTCTGGCTCCGAACACCTCGCCGAAGGACATGGTCAAGGAGCTCGTGCGCGCCCGGTCCAAGTACCGCGGTTCCGGCAAGCCGACGCTCTTCATCGACGACGCCATGCTCACGGACATCCTCCTCGAGGAGGACAAGTTCGGTCGCCCGCTCTACGAGAACGAGCAGTCGGTCGCCGACAAGCTCCGCGTCTCGAAGATCGTCGTGGTCGACGTCTTCTCGGAGTACGAGGACCTGGTGGCCATCATGGTCAACCTGGTGGACTACTCCATCGGCACCAACAAGGGCGGTGAGCTGACCTCCTTCGAGGACTTCGACATCGACTTCAACCAGCACAAGTACCTCCAGGAGACCCGCCTGTCCGGTGGGCTCAACAAGCCGCTGTCGGCCATCGTCGTCAAGCGCGCCACGGGCACCTTGGTGACCCCGGCCGCTCCCAGCTTCAACGGTGCGACCAACACGGTGACGATCCCGGCGACCGCCGGCGTCGTCTGGGAGGGCAACGGCGTGACCTGGGCTCCCGGTGACCACGTGATCACCGAGACCACCGAGGTCGCCGCGGCGCCCGACGAGGGCTACTACTTCCCGGCCAACACCACGCGGGACTGGACCTTCACCCACACCCCGTGACGGGTGCCGGCTGAGGTCTGACCGTCATGGCAAAGTTCTTCGGGATCGTTGGCTATGCCGAGACAGTTCAAGTGAAGCCCGGCGTTTGGCAAGACGTCATCACCGAGTACAAGTACTATGGTGACGAGGTCCGACCCTCACGTCGGCTCGATGAGGTGGAGAAGGTCAACGACGACATCTCGACGAATACTTCACTGAGCATCCTGGCTGATGCCTATGCGAACGAGCACATCTTTGCCATTCGGTTCGTTGAGTGGGCGGGGGCGTTCTGGACTGTGACTTCGGTCGATGTTCAGCGTCCTCGCCTGCTCCTGCGGTTGGGAGGTGTATACAATGGACCTCGAGCAGAGGCGACTCCAGCTCCATGAGATCCTTGTTGGCATTCTGGGAAACGAGAATGTCTACTTCCAGCCGCCGGCGAACCTCGTGATGCAGTATCCCTGCATCCGCTATGAGCGTGACCGGGCAGATGCGAAGTTCGCAGACAACCAGCTCTACCGCTATACACAGCGGTACACTGTGACCTTGATCGATCGGGATCCGGACTCGGACAAGATCTTCAAGATCGCAAGTCTTCCACTGTCAGCGCATGAGCGTTGGTACGCAGCAGACAACCTCAACCACGACGTGTTCAACCTGTACTTCTAGAAAGGAAGTCACCGCATGACCAAGATCGTCTGGGACAAGGCCGGGGAGCGTCGGTACGAGACCGGCGTCGACCACGGCGTCCTCTACACGCCGGACAACACCGGCGCCTACAACTCGGGTGTTCCGTGGAACGGCCTCGTGTCGGTCACGGAGTCCCCCTCGGGCGCCGAGTCCAGCAAGCAGTACGCGGACAACATCGTGTACGTGAACCTCATCAGTGCTGAGGAGTTCGGCGGTACCATCGAGGCCTTCATGTCCCCGCTGGAGTTCGGTCAGCACGACGGCACGGCGGCCCCGAAGAAGGGCGTCTACCTGGGTCAGCAGACCCGGAAGCCGTTCGGGCTCGCCTACCGCACCAAGATCGGGACGGACCTCGATCCCGACGAGGGCTACAAGCTCCACCTCGTGTGGGGTGCGCAGGCCGCGCCGTCCGAGAAGGCCTACTCCACGGTGAACAACTCCCCCGAGGCGACGACGCTCTCGTGGGAGTTCTCGACGACCCCCGTCGCGGTCCCCGGCTTCAAGCCGACCGCCTTGATGGTCATCGACTCCACCGCGGTCGCGCCGGCCGATCTCGCGGCTCTCGAGCTCCTGCTCTACGGCGACGCCGCCACGGATCCGGAGCTGCCGCTGCCGGAGGACGTCATCGCGATGTTCAACAACGTCCCCTGATCCCAGTCAACTGACTGAGGTCAACAACCGAAAGGAGGCCGGAGAGTGCTAGTAATCAACGTTCCACTTGTCGAAGGTTTCGACAACTTGACACAGAAGTTTGTCGAGACTGAGTTCTTTCAGCTGGAACTGGAGCACTCTCTGGCCTCCCTTTCAAAATGGGAGATGAAGTACGAGAAGCCGTTCCTCACTTCCGACGACAAGAACGCGGAAGAGACGGCGTACTACATCAAGTGCATGGCTATGACCCCGGAAGTCCCCAACGAGGTCTGGTCCAAGATCACCAAGAAGAACCTCGAGGACATCAACGACTACATCGCGGCCAAGATGACCGCAACCTGGTTCTCGGAGGAGAAGAACAGCCCTCCAAACCGGGAGATCATCACCAACGAGCTCATGTACTACTGGATGGTCGCTTTGCAGATCCCGTGGGAGGCCCAACACTGGCACCTCAACCGGTTCTTGACCCTGGTCAAGGTCTGCAACGCCAAGAACCAGCCACCCAAGAAGATGAGCCGCCGCGAGCTCGCCCAAAGGCATCGTGAGATCAATGAACAGCGCCGTGCACAGTACGGCTCAAACGGATAGGAGGTGACACAGAATGGCACGACTGAACTGGGGCGTTGTTGCTGAGCGCTTCTTCGAGACCGGCGTCGACCACGGCGTCCTCTACACCGGTGACGGTATCGGCGTTCCGTGGAACGGCCTCACATCCGTCAACGAAACTCCCACTGGCGGCGACCCCAAGCCGGCCTACATCGACGGACGCAAGTTCCGCAACATCGCCTCCTCCGAGGAGTTCGAGGCAACCATCGAGGCTTTTGCGGCCCCGAAGGAGTTCGGACCTTGTGACGGGAGTCGCTCGATCCAGAACGGCCTGATCGCGACGCAGCAGCCTCGCCAGGCCTTCAACTTCAGCTACCGAACTCTAATCGGAAACCCCATCGAGGGGGCTGAGTTCGGCTACAAGATCCACCTCGTCTACAACGCGCTGGCTGGCCCGGCGCAGCGGACGAATGGCTCAATCGGAGACTCGACGGAGGCTTCCCGGCTTAGCTGGGCGATCACGACGCTTCCGCCGTCCCTCTCCAACTACAAGGCGACCTCGCACTTCGTCATCGACTCCCGTGAAACCCCGAGCGGCCTTCTGGCTGACGTCGAGGACATCCTCTACGGGACCGAGATCAACTCGGCCCGCATGCCGCTGGTCTCCGAACTGGTGACGATGTTCCAGAGTAACAGCCCGTAGTTGGCTGGCAAATCTCTCCACGTCGTCCATGCACGACTGGAACTAGCCCTCAGGAAGGAGGCTCTTTCACATGTCCAAGCTCATTTGGGACGACATCGCTGCCCGTGACTACGAGGCTGGCGTCGACCGCGGGGTGTTCTACCCTCTCAACGGTCCCGGACAGGTTTGGAACGGCCTTGTGTCAGTGGAAGAGTCTCCTTCCGAGGCAGATGATCGTCCTCGCTACCTCGACGGGAAGCGAATCGGAAATCGACGCCGTCTCGGCGAGTTCTCGGCAACTGTTTCGGCGTTCACCTACCCCACAAGCTTCAGTCCCGGTCTCGTTGAGCCGATTCGACGAACCCACTTCGGGCTGTCATATCGTACGCAGAGCCGAGAAGGCTACAAGATCCACCTCGTCTACAACGCGATTGCCTCCCCCGCGGGCAGCAACTACGTCTACGACGAAACCTATCCATTCCAATGGCTTCTCACGACTCGTGGCGAGCTCGGACCAGATGGGATGATCGTGTCCCACTTCATCATCGACACCGAAGTGGCATATCCCGAGACGATCGCAGCGTTTGAGAAGGTCCTGTACGGAGGTGATGAAGCTGAAGCCAGGTTGCCGTCTCCGCTCGAGGTCTTCGACATATTCGAGGCCAATTCCCACTTCCGTGTCATCGACAACGGTGATGGGACGTAGACGGCCATCGGACCTGACGATGCGATCACTGTCAACCCTGACGGAACCTTCGAGATCACTTGGCCGTCGGCCGTGATGATCAGTGGAGACACATACAGACTTCAGTCGCTCTAGAAAGGAGCATCCGTGACCAATACGCCAACCAACGTCACCCCACCCCCGGACCTCACCTACGGGTACGTCGACGGTCGCATCATCCTCGCCATCGGTGACCGCTCCGACGCGGGCCGGATGCCGGACCCGGTGCCCGCTGACGGCATGACCGTCACGCTCACCCCCGCCAACACCATCCTCAAGGTCGCCTCCCCGACTCCGGCGACCGTCGTCAAGCAGCCCATCCCGTGCGGGGTTGACGCGAACGGCTACCTCATCGACAGGCAGGCAGCACGCGGCGTCTGGCTCGTCACCGGCACCTACAAGGTCACCTACTCCCACCCGCGGGCCACGATCCCGTCCCACAACATCGAGGTCACGACCGGGCACACCGAAGCCGCCCCGCTCGACCTGACCACGGCCATGCCCCCAGGCGGGCCAGTCCTCGCACCCTCGGAGTACGCCGAACTCAACGGGCGACTCACCATCCTCGAGGCAGGCAGCGGAGTCACCAACCCCGGCGGCCTGACCATCGCGGACAACGGGGACGGCACTCTCACCCTGGGCGGCAACTCCATTACCGACAACCTCGACGGCACCCTCACTCTCACGATCGGAGCATGACCCATGCCTTTTGACGTCTACTCGCAGGCTGGCGCCGACGCCAAGTTTCTGACCGAGGTCGACGGCGGCGACCTCGACGCCGCACCCCTGCCCATCACGCTGCGTCGCGGCACCACGGCCGAGCGCAACGCCTCCAACCCGATCCTTGCCGCGGGCGAGCCTGCGGTCGTCCTCGACTCCGGCCAGCCCGCAGAGTTGGTCCTCGGCGACGGCGTGACCGCGATGGCTGACCTGCCCATCGTGGGGGACCTCACCCCCGCCCGACCCCCCGTCAACACTCTCGGTGTCCTGGGTGACTCCATCACCGACTTCGGCACCGCATCCGGTACCACCTTCGACAGCCGCAACGCCAAGGGATATTGGGTGTGGGCTCTGATCCGCCTCCGCCACCGCCTCCGGCTCATCACCGAGGCCGGTGTCGCCGGCGACACCACAGCCAAGATGCTCGATCGGTTGGACTCCTACCTCGCCAACGGCACCCCCGGATGGAACCTGGTCCTCGGTGGCACCAACGACGCCGCCGGCCTCGTCGACCTCGCCACCATCACCGCCAACCTCACCGCCATCTACGACCGGATCGCCGACTCGGGCGGCCGAGTCGTCGCGGTCACCGTCCCCCCAAAGACTGGCGCATCGAGCGCCCAGAATCTCCGGATCGCCGAAGTCAACCGGTGGATCAAACAGCAGGGCGGCACCCGCCCCGGCCTCGTCGTGTGCGACGTCTACCCCGCCCTCGTCGCCGCGACCTCCGGCGACTACGCAGCCGGCATGTCCGCTGACGGCACGCACCCGGCACCGCAGGGCGCGTCCGTCATGGGCAAGATCGTCGCCGACACGCTCACCCCGCTCATCCCCGCACTCGACGTGCTCCCCTACGGTGCGGTCGACACCGCGAACCTCATCACCAACCCCCTCCTCACCGGCACGGGCGGCACCGTGGGCACGGGCGGAACCGGGTCCGTGGCCACCGGATGGCAGGTCCACCCCGACCAAGGTGTCGCCTCCGTCTTTGCGTGCTCCAAGGTCGCCCGCACCGACGGCATCGCAGGGGAGTGGCAGCAGGTCGTCGTGACGTCCGGTCAGGTAAAGGCCAACTTCAACGTCTCGGGGTTCGGCACCACCTACAACACCGGCGACAGAGTCTATGCCGTGTGCGAGTTTGAGACCGACGCCGACCTCGCCGCAGCCACCGGCAACTGGTTCAGGCTCAAGCTCGTCGCGACGAAACCCGACTTCGGCGACGGGTTCGCCGGCTACGACCTCGACAACAACGTTGACACCGCATGGCCCGCCGCGACCTTCGTCCCCCGCGCCGGGGTGTTCGTCACACCCGTCATCACCGTCCCCTCCACTGCGACTCTCCGACTGGCCTTCGAGCTCCAGCGCAAGGGTGCAGGCACGATCCGTGTCTCGCGCGCCGGGATCTACCGCGAGGGCACTGGCCCGTGACCGGCGTCCGGCGCATCCTGAACAACGCCGCCGACCGCGCCCTCGCCACCCGCCACGCGCGGCACCGGACCGACACCACCACCTGACCCCACCCCGGCACGACAGCACCCCCGGCTCCCACGTGGAGTCGGGGGTGCTTTTGTCATGTCCGGGCACGGCGGGGACAGGGAGCCGAGGCGAGCCTGCGGAGAGGTATGGCACACTTCAAGACACCATATACTTCAGGGACCACAACCCTGGAGCTTTCTGCGATTTCCTACAGCCTGAACTAGGTGAAACATGCCGACCATCGCTCGCAAGCTGACCGGCCTCGAGTAACCCCGAAAGGAGCCAAAACGTGGACGTTAGCTTCACCTCCCGCGGCTCCTTCAACAAGACGGAGTCATTTCTAAGGAATGCTCCAAAGCAGAACGTCCGTGCGGTGCTGGAGTCCTGTGGACAAGCTGGTGTGAGAGCTCTCTCCGCTGCAACTCCACGGGCCTCCGGCATCGCCGCAGAGTCCTGGTACTGCGAAGTTATCCAGACCCGCAGTGGCTGGACGATCGCGTGGTCGAACTCCAACATCGAGAACGGATTCCCTGTGGCAGTGATGCTTCAGTACGGCCACGGCACCGGTACTGGTGGCTGGGTCGAAGGTAAGGACTACATCAACCCTGCACTCAAGCCGATCTTTGACCAGATCGCAGACAAGGCCTGGAAGGCGGTGACATCAGCATGAGCAAGAGTATTGAAGAGCGCGTCGTCGAGATGAAGCTGAACAACAAGGACTTCGAGTCCAACGCTAAGCGTTCGCTTAGCACCCTCGGCGAGCTCACGAGCAAGCTCAGGCTGACTGACGCGGCCAAGGGCCTCGTTGGTGTCGCTGCGGCGGCCAAGAACCTCATCCCGGACTCTGCACCGAAGGATGTCGACAACCTGGCATCGCGCTTCTCCGCTCTGTCGGTGATTGGTGTGACAGCACTGGCAACGATCGCCAACAAGGCGGTCAATGCTGGCTTGACACTTGTGAAGTCACTGACTGTGGGACCGATCGGAAACGGATTCTCTGACTACAATGAGAAGCTGACCTCGGTCCAGACCGTCATGAACTCGACGGGCAGAAGCATGGAGGTCGTGAACAAGTACTTCAAGCAGCTCGACACGTACGCCGACCAAACCATCTACAACCTCAGTGACATGACTGGGGCTCTGGCGAAGTTCGTGAACGCAGGCATCTCCCTCGAGAGTGCCGTCCCGGCCATCAAGGGTATTGCCAACATGACCGCACTCGCCGGTCAGGGCGCGGGCGCCGCATCGATCGCCATGTACAACCTGTCCCAGTCCCTCGCGGGTGGCTTCCTGACGACGACCGACTACAAGTCGCTCAACCTCGCCAACGTTGCCACCAAGCAGTGGAAGGACTACCTGATCGAGACGGCCGTCGCCGCCGGAACCCTCAAGAAGGTCGGCGGGGATGCTTACCACATCGCCGGGTCCAAGGCCGGAACGGCCAGCACTGCCGCAGCCCTGTTCAACGAGAAGCTCTCGGAGGGTTGGGCAACGTCCCAGGTCCTCCTGAAGACCCTCGGGGACTTTGGCAATCCGCTCACCGAGATCGGTCGCAAGGCCCTCGCAGCGGCCCAGGACGTCAAGTCCCTGCCGATGATGATGGACACCCTCAAGGCCGGCGTCGGCACTGGGTGGACAGACACCTTCGAGATCATCCTCGGCAACCTCGAGGAGTCGAAGGCCCTCTTCACCGGGCTGACCAACTACGTCGGTACCTTCCTCGGCAATATGCAGGACGCCAGGAACAAGATGCTGTCCGAGTGGAAGGAGGCCGGAGGCCGAAACGCGCTCATCGATGGGCTGAAGAACAGCTGGTCTGCGCTTCTGTCGGTCCTCACGCCTCTCAAGGACGCCTTCAACCAGATCTTCCCGCCGATGACCGGCAAGAGGCTGGCCGAGATCACGGAGAACTTCCGAGACTTCGCCGCTGGGCTCAAAATGGGACCCGAGAACATGGACCGCCTCAAGCGAACCTTCGCTGGTGTGTTCGCAATCTTCAAGGTCGGGCACACCATTATCTCCTCGGTAGTCACGACGCTCTTTAACCTCTTCGGCATCGCGCAGAATGGCGCCGGGGGTTTCCTCGCTCTGACCGCGGCAGTCGGCGACTTCATCGTTCGCATCCAGGACTGGCTCACCACCAACGGAAAGATCGGGGAGTTCTTCTCCACGATCAACACGGCCCGTGCGGCGATCTTCGTTCCGCTGATTTCCATCATCGGCAAGGTGGCTGAGGCCTTTGGCGCTCTCCTGAGTGGGGACGTTCCGGGCTTCGTCAACAAGATCAAGGAGGCTTTCGGTGGGCTCGGTGCTCTGGCGGATGGTGTCTGGAAGAACCTGACTGCCAACGTGCGAAGCCTGCTGGCCAACCTTCGGGACGCCACTGGAATCGCAGGAGAGTTCCTCAAGGGGCTCGGCATCCAGGCTCTCGAGCCGCTTCAGAAGATGCTGTCCAAGTTGTCTGAGAACTTCGGAAAGCTTCGCATGGTCATCCAGAACCTCGGTCTCGACGCCTTCACGAAGGGCTCAGAGGGCGCGGCCAAGGGTGCCGGCGTGCTGTCTGCCGCCAGTGACAAGATCCGAGAGGGTTGGTCGCAGGTCAAGCAGGCTTTGATGGCAGTCAAGGAGTTCATCGGCCCGGTCGGCGACTCCATCGGCAAGCTCTTCACCACCATCACCGACAAGATCGCAGAGTTCGTCAAGAACCTGGACATGCAGGACGCCATCGCAGTGGTCAACACCGCGTTCTTCATCATGATGTACAAGTCCATCCGCGACTTCATGAAGAACCTGGGTAAGATTGGTGACTCGTTTAAGGGCATCGCCACCTCGATCAGCGGTACCTTCGACACCATCAAGGGAACCCTGACGTCCTTCTCGGAGACCCTGGAGAAGCAGGTCAAGATCAACGCGATCCTCAAGATCGCCATCGCGATCGGCATTCTCGCCGTGGCGCTGAAGATCCTGTCGACCATTGACACCGGGAAGCTGGCTATCGCTCTTGGGGCCGTCGGCCTCATGATGGTCGGCCTGACCAAGTCCATGGGTTCGCTCATGGACATGATGAAGACGATCGAGGGCGAAACCCCCGCCTCCGCGGCCAAGATCCTCGCTGCTGGAGGTGCGATGGTCCTACTGGCGGGAGCAATCCTGCTGCTGTCCGTCGCGGTCAAGAACATCGCCAGTCTCAGTTGGGAAGAGATGGCTCGTGGCCTCATCGGCACGGGTGCTCTGATCGCTGCTCTGGCGCTCTTCACCAAGTTCTCCGACATGGAGAACACGTCCATGAAGGGTGCAGCAAGCCTGGCGATCCTTGCTGGATCGATATATTTGCTCTCCTTCTCCGTCTCGAAGCTTGGTTCCATGGACCAGGCAAAGCTCATCCAAGGTGGCGTGGCCGTTCAGGCCTTGCTGATCACTCTCGCAGGTGTCTCCAAGCTCATGGGAGACACCAAGTCCATGAAGGGCGCTGCGGGCATCGTGCTTATGGCTGCGGCCCTCTCGATGCTGGCTCCTGTCGTCATCGGGCTCGGACTGATCCCGTACGAGGTTCTCGCCAAGGGTCTTGGAACCCTGGGACTCGCGCTCGGCGGCATGGCTGCTGCTGCGTGGCTTCTCGGAGATTCCAAGTCGATCAAGGGCGCTGCTGGAATCCTGCTCATGGCTGGAGCTCTGGCGGTCTTGACGCCGGCTCTCATTGCTCTCGGGTTCGTCCCGTATGAGAACCTGGCCAAGGGATTGGGCACCATCGCGATAGCGCTGGGGCTCTTCGTTCTGGCAACCAATCTCATGGGAAGTCCGTCCACGCTCATGGGCGCTGCGGGCATCCTGATCATCGCCATCGCGCTTGGTCAGCTCGCACCTGTCATCATGCTTCTCGGGCAGGCAGACCTCAAGACCCTAGCCCTCGGGCTGGGTGCTGTTGCTGTCGCACTTGGCATATTCATCGTTGCCGGTGCAGCCGCTATGTACGTCGGTCCAGGCCTCATCGTCCTTGGCGGCGCGATCTTGATGATCGGTGGCGCGATGCTTCTCGCAGGTGTCGGCTTCGCAGCCTTCGCCGCAGGGTTCGCAACGCTCGTCGCTATCGGTACGGCTGGGTTCGCGGTCTTGGTCGTGGGCTTCACTGGACTCCTGAACCTGATCCCTCTGTTCGCGCAGCAGGTCGGGTTGGGAATCATCGCCATCGCGGTGGTCATCTCCAAGTCCGGACCGAGGATCATCGACGCGATCACGACCGTGCTCATATCGTTCCTGGCTGCTATCGAGCGTGCTATTCCGCAGTTCGTCTCAACCATGACCACCCTGATCATGAAACTCATCGAGGCGGTAACGACCCTGATCCCGGTGCTCGCCTCTCGAGGTGCCACCATGATCCTGAGTCTGTTAACCGTGATCCAGGCCTATGTTCCGCAGTTCGCCCGAAAGGCGACTGACCTTATGCTCGCCTTCATCAACGCCATCGCGGCCAATGTGCCGCGACTGGTGGACGGCGGCATGAGGGCTGTGATCGAGCTGATCAACGGCGTTGCCAACTCCATCCGTGGAAACTCCTCGCAGCTCCATGCTGCCGGCCGCAACCTTGCTTCCGCAATCGTGGAGGGCATGGTCGGTGGAATCACGGGCGGGCTGTCTGCTGTGACTGGCGCTGCGAGGCGCTTGGCGAGCTCGGCTCTTGACGCGGCAAAGGGCGCTCTTGGCATTCGCTCTCCTTCAAGGGAGTTCGCCAAGGTCGGCAATTTCTCGGTCAAGGGCCTTGCCAAGGGGCTGAAGGACTCCTCCGGTGTCGCCGAGCGTGCTTCGGAGCAGGTCGGCCACGGAACGATCGAAGCGATGAGGAAGACCCTCGAGGGTCTCTCCGATGCTGTTGGTTCACACATCGATGTCGACCCCACGATTCGCCCGGTTCTGGACCTGACTCAGGTTCAGGCCGATGCAGTCAAAATGGGAGCTCTTTTCGGAGGGCAAGACATCAAGGTGGGCTCGGCATTCCGAAACGCAAAGATTGCCGCGGCGGATTACTCCGCAAACCGAAATGCACAGGAGGAAATGACCCTGGCAGGCGTCGGCGACAAGCTGACCTTCAACCAGTACAACTCCTCGCCGAAGGCTCTATCTGAGGCCACTATCTACCGGCAGACCAAGAACCAGATCTCGACAGCGAAGGGAGCTCTGAAGAACTAATGCTCAAACGCATTGAGGCAATTTCCGCTCAGGGCGCCCTCCTGAACCTCTCCCTGGAGGACTTGGACCGCGGATTCCTTCTAGAAAACGTGGAGGGACTCGATCCAGTGAAGGCGACGATCACCTCGTCATCCTTCGCACAGCTGGACGGATCCCAGTACCAGTCCTCCAGGCGGGAGGAACGGAACATCAAGCTGACGATCTCGCTGGAGCCTGACTACAGTGTGAACCAGTCGGTGCGCGATCTTCGCCGCCGTCTCTACAACTACTTCATGTCTAAGGCTCCAGTGGATCTTCGGTTCTACGACAGTGACGGAAGCGTCGCGTACATCTCAGGAAGGGTAGAGTCTTTCGAGACGAACCTCTTCAGCGCTGAGCCCGCTGTCGACATCTCCATCATCTGCTTCGACCCGGATTTCTACGATCCGACGCCGGTGCGCACGACGGGGAACACCGTGTCCAACATGGATGCGATCCAGATCTCTTATGACGGCTCGGTCGAGACTGGCGTTGTGTTCAGTCTCTCGGTCAACAGAGCAATGACGGCCTTCACGATCTACCATGTAGACCCTTCTGGCGCTCTGCGTCAGCTGGACTTCGCTGGGACGCTCCAGGCCGGCGACGTTCTGACGATCAGCACTGTGCAAGGCGACAAGTACGTGCGGCTCTTTCGAGCGGGCGTGCTGACGTCCTTCCTCTACGGTGTGAGCCCGCAGTCAGCATGGCTGGAACTCCAGCCCGGTGACAACTTCATCCGTGTGTACGCCACGGGTGCGGGTGTCCCCTTCACCATCGACCACATCCAGAAATACGGAGGCTTGTAATGGAGGTGTACGTTCTCGATAGTCTCCTCCGTCGGAGCGAGGTAATCGATCGCTTCGAGTCGCTCATTTGGACTGAGCGCTGGGCGAGCTGGGGCGATTTCGAACTCGCCATCCGCTCCACCTACGGGAGTCGTGGTCTTCTTCGGAAGGGCACTCAGCTCGCGATGAACCAGTCCGACCGAGTGATGACGGTGGAGACTATCGAGGACGGCACCGACTCCGACGGCAAGTCGATCCTCAAGGTCAAGGGTCGGTCAATCGAGTCCATATTTGAGGACCGCGGGGCCAAGGCGTCCCACTCCGACCTCACAACTGAGCCGACCTGGGACATCACCAACACTCCAGCGGCCATCATGCGCAAGATCGTTCACGATATTTGCGTCACCGGCGTGCTGAGCGTCTATGACAAGATCCCGTTCCTCGTGGAGGCTCGTCAGCCGTCGCTTCCTGCCGACACCATCCTCGAGCCTCCAGACACGATCATGGTCAAGCTTGAGCCTCAGACGGTCTATAAGGCCATCACGAACGTGGCCAACACCTGGGAACTTGGATTCCGACTCCTTCGCAACGGCGATGCGGCACAGCTGTACTTCGATGTGTACGCCGGCAGCGATCGGACCTCGTCTCAGACGACCCGTCCGCCTGTCATATTTGCGCCGGAGCTGGACAACCTGACGGACACCACTGAGCTGATCTCAATCGAGGGCGCCAAGAACGTGGCCTACGTCTACTCGAAGAACGGATTCCAGGAAGTCATTCCTGCGGCCGTTCCCATCGACACCGACGGCTTCGAACGGCGCATCCTCATCGTGAACGCCAACGACATCGAGCTTGAAGCTGGTTCGGAGCTGGACTCAGCGCTTATTCAGAGAGGCAAGGAAGCGCTGGCCGAGCACCGTGAGATCCAGGCTCTTGATGGAGAGATCCGTCCGAACAGTCAGTACAAGTACAACGTGGACTACTACCTTGGCGACCTTGTCGAGATGCGTAATGTGGATGGCATCGCCAACCAGATGCGTGTGACGGAGCAGATCTTCGTCTCTGACAAGGAAGGCGAGCGTACTTACCCCACGTTGGCCATCAACCAGTTCGTCAGCACGGGTTCTTGGTTGTCGTTTGCTCCGGGCCTGTCCTGGATCGACTACGACGCCGACACGACCACTGTTTGGGCGACACTACCGTAGCGAAGGAGGTAAGACATGGCGGTTGGAAACGCTGCTTCGGCAGCCGGATACGCCACAGTCCCGGAGACGGGAGAGGAAGGCCGAGTTCGTTGGGGTTCCCGCGAGATCAACCGAACACGCGACTACATCGCTGCCGTCAAGGCGCTCATCCCGGGCAGCAAGACAGCATATCGTGAGGCCGCGGGGATCTCATCGGGTACGGCCAACCCCACTGGCGGCAGTGACGGCGATATCTACTTCAAGATCCTGCCGTAGGCGGTGACATGACCGACTACACAATGGCCACTGGTTCCACTGGAACCATGATGATCCGTGACACTGGGACCGACGTCGAGTTCTGGCTGAAGGCCGGCCCAAGCACCTACAACTACCAGCTCCCGTGGCAGTACACCGTCAACGGTGTTAACTCAGGGCCACTCCAGTTCCGCTTCGTGTCGGGTGGCGCGTGGCAGCTGCTTGGCCGATGGAATGTCACTACCGACCAGACGGTCACATTCTACCTGGGCCGCTCGGGGACAAGTGGTATTGGTGGTCCGACTTCGTTCAGCGTCGCCATCGGCCGAACGAGCGCTCCCGGAACTCCGGACCCCTGGAGTATCCAGCAGATCGCTGACACGTGGGTCCAAGGCTTCACGAACCACATGCCCAACGGTGGAATCGCCATCAACCAAGTCCAGGTTCGCTACCAAGAGCTCGGCGCTTCGTCGTCGGCATATTTCGACCCTGGTACGGACGGTTCCGGCATCCTCGCAGGTCTCCTCAGAGGGAAGACCTACTACTTCTGGGTCCGTACGCACAACGCCAAGGGCTGGTCTGGATGGTCGTCCAGGACGCAGGCGACAACCCACGACTCCCCTCCGGCTCCTACGACTCCAGCCCTGAGTGAGATCAAGCAGACCTCGCTCAAGGTGGCGTATTCCGGTAACGGAGATGGCGGGTCACCGAGCACAGCCTGGGAAACCGGGTATGGGACCGACCCCAACGCCCCGCAAACCATCGTCACGAGCCTCACCCATCCCCAGACGCTGACCGGCTTGTCCCCCGGGCAGGTCTACTATGTGTGGGGGCGCTTCCGGAACAAGTACGGTCCAGGCGCCTGGTCCGCTCGATCGACCGCCACTCTGCTCGAAGGAGCATGGGTGGATGTCGACGGCGTGAAGAAGCGCGCGGTCCCGTACGTCAGAGATGGTGGAGTCTGGAAGGTGGCCGAATCATGGACCAAGATCGAAGGCCTCTGGAAGGCGGGCTGATGAACCACGACAAATTCGACCAGATCGATCGATCGTCTCAGTCGTTCCGAGCGCTGGCTAGTCTCCTGGCGATTATGCAGTTCTCTGTCTTCATGATGGCCGCATATTCCATGCTTCTCGGAATGCTCATCATCGTCGGAGGCCCAAGCCTATTCTCAGCAATCGGCGACAAGGCTGCGCTATACCTCACTGGAGGCCCGGCTTCGTGGGGCATTGTTCTGCTTGTGGCTGGGATGCTGGCATTTTTCGGGCTCAAGAACCGGCAGTACATGGTCGGAGTCTGGGGGATGTTCATCTCAGGAACATGGTGCTTCGCCTTTGGCGGTGCTCTCCTGATCAGCTCGATCCAGGACCTCAACTCGGACCTCACCGCCGTGGTTGCCTTCAGCAAGGACGGCGTGTTGTTCATCATGATGGCTATGGCCCAACGAATACTGGCACGTGTCCCTACGAAACGAGAGGAGGAGGTTCGTGGTGGTCAACGCTGAAACAGTGTCCGCAGTCGTAGGAGCCGTAGGCCTCTCAACGATCGTTGCCGCTGCAATCAACGCCATCTCCAATCGCAAGAAGACCGGAGCTGACGCGACGAAGGTGATCACAGACGCCGCTCTCGGCGTGGTCACGCAGCTGCAATCCAGGATCAAGGACCTCCTTGGTGAGGTCCAGGAGCTCCAGCGTCGTGAGGACGAACGCGATCGTCGTGAAGCCGCCGCGCGCCGTGCACTCATCCGACACCACCAGTGGGACGTCATGCTTGTCTCTATCATCAACGAGAGCCTGCCGGGCCACCAGAGCCTCCTCCCACCACCGCCTCTCTTCCACGAGGACGATTGGCTGCCCGACCCAACAGAGAAGGATCCAATGTCATGACCGAGCAGAACATCGAAGAGCCCGAGTACCAGCCCGAGCACGCGGCCCCCTCCAAGGACCCGATCGCCGTCAGCAACAGCGTCTACGACAAGATGAAGAGCTTCGTCCAGCTCGTCGGCCCTGCCATCGTCACGTTCTACCTCTTCGCGGGCCATGCCTATGAGTGGCCGAACGTCGAGGTGAACGCCGGCGTCGGAACCGCAGCCCTGGCCATGCTCGGTGTGGTCGTGACCTGGCTGTCGGCCAACTTCCGCAAGTCGGATGCCCGCTTCGACGGTGAGATCCACATCACCGAGGACGAAGACAGCGTGAAGCGGGCCGCTCTGGTACTCAAGAACTACGTCGATCCTTCCGACGTAGTCAACCAGAGCGAGGTCACCTTCAAGGTCAACCCTCCGAGGTAGGGGTCAGCAAACTCTGCTGAAGCCTTCAAAATGGGAGTGAAATGACGCGCTAGCTTGCTCGCGTGAAAATCTCACCCTGTAATGAAACCCCCTACGAAAGGAAACCGCATGTTCGACCGGAAGCTTTCCTCAGCCAAGAGCGAGCTCGAAGTCGTACGGACCAAACTCATCGCACAACTGGAGAACCACACTGGTGACTCCGACGAATACAAGAAGATCATGCACCACGTGGAGACACTCAGCAACCTCATCGACGCAACTCGACCGAAGCAGCTGGACGTCAACACCGTGGCCGTGATCCTTGGAAACGTCGGCATCGCCGGAATGGTCCTCTGGCACGAGCGTGACAACGTCCTCACGACCAAGATCTTCCCCTTCCTGGGCAAGCCAAAGGGATGACCTGCTGACCCGAAGTCAGAGGCATTCAAGAGTAGAGGGCGCGAAAGAGATTAAAACCTCAATCGCGCCCTCTACTTTTGTCACGGGCTCTTAAAATTGTCTGCCAAAATTTCCCCGGAAGGTTGTTTGGACAAGACCTCGCAGAAAAAACACAGCCCATAATGAACCCATCAATCGAAAGGAACACCTATGTTCAAGTTCAAGGAAGCCGACACCACCCGCCGGACCCCCGTGTACTTGCAGAACCACACCAAAGAGAATTTCGTCTGGCAGCTCAAGCTGACCGGCGTGATGCTCGTTGGCCTGTGGGTCTACGAATACGCGGACACCAAGTGGGAGGACCGTCAGCGACGCCTCAACGAGAACCCCCTGGACCTCGACTGATCCACCAAGCTTAGAACCCCTAACCCGGGTTCTAGGTTTGTCTACACCTTTCGCAGGAAAAACGAGGACTATAATGAGGAGAACCCACCTACGAAAGGAACAACCAATGTTGAAGACCATCGGCAAGATCCTGAAGTTCATCGTGATCGCCTACATCGCTCTATTTGCAGTGATGCTCGGCATGATCATGATGACCAACGCGATGCTTGCCACGCTCTGATACCTGGCTGCCCCCGCAGTAACACGTCCCCCTCAAAGCCTAGAGCCACTAACCCGGGCTCTAGGTTTCTGTCTCGCAGAAAAAACTGAGCTCGTAATGAAGTAATCACCCCCTACGAAAGGAAACCCTCATGGACAACGAGACCACCATCGACCCCGTCGAGCTGGACGAGACCTCCGAGACCTCCCTCGCCAAGGAGCTGACCAACACCGTTCTGACGAGCGCTGCCACCACCGTGGGCACACTCGTCGGCATGGTCGCGATCGGCTTCGCGGTCGAGGGCGTCCGGACGTTCCGCACCCGCCGCGCGGAGAAGAAGGCCCTCGCCACCACCGAGACCAACCCCACCGAGGCGTGACCCTCAGCCCTAACACCCTAACCCGGTGTTAGGGTTTGTCTTTGAGAGGAGACAAATATGTTCAAGTGGAGAATCGTCGTCTTCTGTGGGGAGCGCTGGTACAGACCTCGCAGTTGGACGCGATACTGGTCCTACAGCCCGGGAGACCCGAACAAGTCGTTCGGACCGTTCCTGATCTACAAGAAGGAGACACCATGAAGAAGCAGTTCCACAAGACCGTTCGTTTCGTCATGACCCACAAGTCCGCTGTTGTGATCGGCATCGTTGCCGTGACCGTGGTCGGACGTCAGCAGCGTGAGATCGAGCGTCTCCACGAGGAGCTCGAGAAGTTCACGGCACCCGAGGCCTAGGCCTCGCCAAGGAGCGGACCACGTCAAAGGCCACGTCTTTGAGAAGCTCGGCAAGGCTCAGGTCTCGCAGTAAAAACACGGCCTATAATGAGAACCGTCTCTAACATCACCCGCTTCCGGGAGGTGGCTTCTAGCATCCTAGGACTTATAGAGACGGTTCTCGTTTGTGCCCTCGCATAAAAAACACGGGCTTTAATGAAGACCCGCAGACATTTGACTGCTCACACCCGCACCTTCTAGCGGATTGAAAACAGGTCTTCACTTTTGTGTCTGGCGACCGCTAGGCACATGACATCTCTGAGAGGAATTATCATGCACAAGATCGTCGCCACCATCATCGCCATCATCCTCCTTCCCTTCGGCCTTGGTGCCTGCTCGGGTGGATCCGAGGCAGCTCCCGCCACCCAGACCAAGCAGGAGGCACCTGTGGAGAAGCCCTCCCTCAACGGAACCTGGAAGGCCGACGGCTTCGAGGCCGTCATCGCCGACAACTCGATCGAGGTCAACATCGTCGACCAGGACACGAGCTCGCTCTACTGGAAGGGCACGTTCCCGGCCGGCAGTGAGACCGTCACCTCCGAGGCCGACACCGAGGCCTTGTCCGAGTCCATGCTGGGCTCACAGGCCACCACCAAGATCTTCATCGTCAAGGACAACGAGATCTCGTTCAAGATCACCGTCATGGGCACCTCCAAGGTCGTCCACCTCAAGAAGGGCTGACGCCCATGCGCCGCTACGGCTTCTGGAACTTCATGCTCGATGCCTTCCTCACGCTCATCACGGGTGGTCTCTGGATCATCGTGATCATCATCCGTGAGCTGACGAGGTGAAGGCCCTCGTTCTGGTGCGGTTCGGTGGTCATATTCGCCTCCCGAGGTGGATGCACCGCCGGACTACCACGATCCAGCGCCAGTTCATGCCACTGCACAACACGACCGCGAGGATCGTGATCGTGGACGAGGGTATCCGGTTCCTGCCGGGGCCCAAACCGCGTACGGACGGGACCATCTTCGACCCGATGGTTGCCGAGTACGGTTACAACCCACTCACCGCCTGACAAGGAGTCAAATATGAACAACGAGGCGCTGGCCGTCGTACTGACGGCCTTCATGTACATCTGCATCGTCATGCTGGCTGTGATGCTGCTCGTCGGCATCCTGGCCGCATATCTCGCCGTCAAGGTTCGAAACCGCATCAAGCGGATCGAGTCGTTCGTCAATGTCAGGCCCACCTACGAGGGTCTGGACATCCTGAAGCCTCGGGAGCGCCTCACGGATGACGAGGTTGACGAGGTTGACGAGATCCGCGCCGCCATCCGGCGCAAGAAGGAACAAGAGGCGCGCGACGCCGACACCATCGACAAGGCAACGGAGTACCGACGTGATTTCTGACATCATCAGGAACCTGGGCAAGTTCGCAGACGACAACTCGCCTGCCATCCTCGCTGGCGTCGGCGTGGCTGGTGTTGCCGCAACCGCGGTTCTGGCCGCTCGTGGTGCAACCCACGCGGAGCGCATCCTCTCTGAGGAGGCCCCGGACCTTCCCCTCAAGGAGCAGGCCATTTTGGTCTGGCGGGAATACATTCCCGCAACGGTCGTTGGGGTCGGAACGGCGACGGCGATCATCATGTCGACTCGCATCGGCATGCGCCGGACAGCTGCCATGACGGCGGCTTTCTCCCTGTCGGAGAAGGCCTTCACTGAGTACAGGGACAAGGTCGTGGAGCAGGTCGGCAAGAACAAGGCCACCAAGGTCGCCGACGCAGTCGCTCAGGACCAGGTCTCGCGTACGCCGGTTCCCGGGTCTCTCGTCGTCATCGAGGGCTCTGACCAGCTGTGCTTCGACTCGTGGTCTGCCCGGTACTTCAAGTCCTCGATGGAGGAACTCAAGAAGGCCCAGAACGACCTCAACCACCGCATCCTGATGTACAACTACGCATCGCTGTCCGACTTCTACGACATGCTCGGCCTCGAGCACACGCAGGACGCCGACGACATCGGCTGGAACGTCGACAAGCTCCTGGAGATCGAGTTCTCTACGTGCATCTCGCCCGACCAGAAGCCGGCGATCTCGATCCGGTACCGCGTGGAGCCCATCAGGGGGTTTCATCGGCTCTCATGACATAGATGCGTGTATGGACTGCGACTGACCTCGCAGAATAAACACGCGCTTTAATGAGAACCCTCACCCTACGAAAGGAAACACCATG